TAACCTTACCACTGACAAGCTCACACCACAGGAAAAGCTAGAGATGTTTACTTTTGAGAAAAAAGCTAACCTAAAACACACCGTTAAGGCAGTGACAAAGCAGTTAATTCTACACAATCGGATATATTTCAAGCTGTATTTTGGGGATAAACGCAAGCTCATGAAAATTGAGAACGTATCTCCTGAGAAAGTTAGGGTAGGGAGAGATAAAAAAATGTACTTTTTGTGTGATGATTGGAGCAGGAGAATAGGCATTGAGGAGATTAAGCCTTACCACATCACTTGTAAAGATGCATGCCAACTATTTAGCTACGAAGTTAAGTCGGTAGGCCAAGATTACTACTCACTCCCTACCTATACATCGGCTTTAAACTTTGCTTTTCTTAGTGGTGAGCTATCTTACTTCGCTAAAAGTAACATCCAAAATAGTGTATTCCCTAGCTTTGCTATGATGTTTCCAAAACGTCCACAGTCTGAGGAGGAAAAGCACATGATCAAGGAAACTATTGACCGCCTTAAGGGTGCAGCCAATGCAGGTAAGGCAGTTGCATTCTTTGCTAACAGTGCGGACCAACTTCCAAAGATAGAAAGCCTACCTACTAATGGTAATGATAAGCTATTCCATGAGGCATCTGCACTAAACACTGAGCAGATTTGTTTTAGTCACACTATTGACCCTATCCTTATGGGTATCCGTACCACAGGTAGCTTGGGTAGTGGTAGTGACATCAAGCAAGCCTATGTTATCTTTGAAAAGAATGTAGTAATGGAGCTACGTCAACAGGTTACAACTATCTTTAATGAGCTCTTGGGTATTGCTCGCATTCCTGCTGAGTTTACTATTAATAATTTTCAAATCATTAACGAGACTATCGTGGAGCTTGAGGGTGATAGCTCTAAGACTAATGATGCATTGAACTCATTAAGTCCATTGGTAGCTACAAAGGTACTTGAGACCATGACCATCAATGAGATTAGAGCTCTAGCTTCTTTAACTCCTGTAGATGGGGGAGATGTTACACAAGCGGCTGCAAATGCAGCAGCACAAACACCTGTAGTATAATGCTGTATTTTATCACTGAGGCATACCTCAAAACAAACACACCCATTACAGCCAATGTGGATGTTAATGACGTAACTCCATACATTGCGACACAAGCGGCATTAAGAGTACAGCCTATCCTGGGCACTACGTTCTACAATTACTTGCTTACTCAGTATAATAACCAGGCCTTGCTGCCCGATGAGGTAGATTTGGTAGAGTTTATTCAGCCTGTGATAGCATGGAGAAGTGCAGAGGATGCAGTGTTTGGATTAACGTACCAACTAAAGAACAAAGGTTTGCAAACTCAAAGCGGTGACTTCTCTGCAAGCGTATCACGCTCAGAGGTAGCCTTTGGCATGGAGCACTATGCACAGAAAGCATCATTCTTTGAGCAGCGATTAATTAGATGGCTACTTGCTAACCGTAACCTGTTCCCTCTCTTTATAAGTACCGCTAATCAAGATACAGACCTACGTCCAATGTTTCAAAATTGCTCATGCATCACACAATGGCAAACTACTTGCACAGGAATGTGTGGTAACTTCCTTGAAAATGGGTACAATAACAGCATCCTAATCTTGTGAAGTCACAGCTATCCATACTACTAGCCACAATGCATGCTAATTGGGGTAAGTTAATGGCTGTTATCAGTGCATTTTTGATGCCTATATCAGGCTTATTATTCTTAGTTGGATTTGTGATCGTATTGGATACTATCACAGGGGTATGGAAGAGCTATAAGAATAAGGTAAAAATAACTAGCAGAGGCCTATCTGCAATCATTAGTAAGATGTTACTTTATCAGGTAACTGTTATTATGTTTTATATGATAGATAAGTTTATACTGAATGGTATCATCCTGCAGTTTTTCTCTGTAGAGCTATTGCTCACTAAGGTACTTGCACTCATCTTAGTATCCATTGAGGTCATGAGTATCAATGAGAACTACAAAGCAGTAAAAGGATTGGACCTATGGCAGGCTATGAAAAATTTATTTGCTAGAGCCAAGGATATTAAAAAACAGGTAGATGAAATTAGACACGACCAAGATATTTCAGGAACGCCTATCTAGTGCTCAGTACTTCCACGAAGAGTCTGAGAAAAAACAAATCTATCTACACCATACTGCAGGCAATGGCAACCCTATAGCTGTATCACGCTGGTGGAATAGCAACTCAGATAGGATAGCTACTGCATTTGTGATAGGTGAAAGAGGTAGCATAGTACAGTGCTTCTCTTCCAAGCATTGGGCCTATCACCTGGGGATAGATAGTCAGGACTTCTCAGTGCATGGACTCAAATATCAGAATCTCAACAAGCTAAGTGTAGGTATTGAAATTTGTAATTGGGGGCCATTAAAGCTAAAGGATGGTAAGTACTACAATTATGTCAAGGGAGTGGTGGACCCATCCATGGTAACTACCTTAGATGCACCCTACAAGGGTAATAAGTTTTGGTACAAATATACAGATGAGCAGATAGAAAGTACTCGGCAGCTTGTGGAGTACCTGTGCGATACCTATGACATTCCCAAGGCATACCGGTCAGAGATATTTGCTATAGATAAAGAGGCATTCAAAGGTACTGCAGGGATCTATACGCACAACAGTGTGAGAAAAGATAAGGCAGATATTTACCCATGCCCTAGAATAATTAAGATGCTACAAAACCTATGAGATATATCCTACCACTATTGATAGTCATTGTATCCTGCTCAGCTCCTAAGCGAGCTCAATGGCACTATAAGAAAGCATTAAAGAATGGCCTGCAGTTAGTACAGGATAGTGATACTATCCGGATAACTACCATAGACAGCATCCCAGTGATACACAATGATACGATTGTATGGGAGAAGTTCTATACAACTAAGGATACGGTCATTAAATTCAATAACATCTACGTACCTAAGACTAGATTTCAGACTAGGATAGAGTACCGCTACAAGACTAGAGTAGAAAGGATACGAGGTAAGACTATTTACAAAACAGCTCAAGCTGAGCAGGTAGTAAAGTACAGATGGGCATGGTGGCCTATTGTGATTTCGTTTATTTTAGGTATATTGCTCCGCTTTTTAATTCAAAAAGGGCTGATAGATAGAATAGCCCTGCTATTTAAAATATGAGAAAAAGACTTTTTTACGACATTGAGACTTCATTCAATGTCGGGGTATTTTGGAGAACAGGTTATAACCTAACTATTCACCCAGGTGACATCATTCATGAGCGTGCAATCATCTGCATCTGCTATAAATGGGAGGGTGAGGAGGAGATACACAGCCTAACATGGTCAAAAAGACAAAGTGATAAGAAAATGATTGAGGCCTTTGTCAAAATCATGGAGCAGGCGGATGAGATTGTGGCTCATAATAATGATAAATTTGACCTCAAATGGATACGCACAAGGGCTTTATTCCATGGTATCAATGTTATGCCATCACCCAAAACCATAGACACCCTTAAATGGGCTAAAAGATACTTCAATTTTAACTCAAACAAACTAGACTACATAGCTAAGCTACTTAAGGTAGGTGCTAAGATGGAAACAGGAGGGCTTGATCTATGGAAAGATATAGTATTCCGCAAGGACCAGGATGCATTAGATAAGATGGTAGACTATTGCAAGATGGATGTTGAGGTACTTGAGTCTGTATTCAATAAACTGAACAGCTACACCCTAGTAAGTCACAACTATGCTGTACAGCAGGGAGGAGATAAGTACGAATGTGCAGAATGTGGAGGTACTAACCACAGGTACAATAAAAAAGTAGTGACTGCAGCCGGTACTGTACACCATTGGCTCCAATGTCGTGACTGCAAAAAACACAATAAGATAAACCACTTGGTATTCACTAAGTATCAGGAGTATCTCTACAAGCGTAAGTCTATAGCCTGATTTTTGCGGAGATTATTAAGCCTATAAACTGCATTCTTTATTTAGAATCATTCTAAATTTGTGTAAAACTTAATTTTTTTGTGTAAAATGTTTTGCGGATATGAAACTTTTTGTATCTTTGTAAGGTATTAACACTTAAAAATTTATTTATGGAACAGTTTAACAGAGCCCTTAAGTTTATTAAAACAAACGAAAACAACGCAGAAGTGCTTACTTTTTTCCTAGAGCAAATGCTTGTAGAAGCTAATGAGGAAATGACTCAGATAGCACTAGATCATACCGAAGATTTTTTAACCATCCTAAACGCTAACAAATGAAAAGAGAACTATTCAATGTAGCTGCAAGTGTAGCTGTAATTTTAGCTACCATGGTAGTAATGTATAACACCTTAATTTTTATGATATGCAAGTAACAATAGATAATAGCACAGCATTCTTTGAATTTGATGAGGTGCATGGTAGCTGTGAGTTTAACATAACTAACATTACCGAGGAGGACTATGAGGTAGAGATAACTAATGTATTGGCTACCCAAGTAGTTGGTGAGGTAGAGCTTGACTACATCCTAACGGATGCAAACCTTGACCAACTAAATGAGGAGATTATATGGTGCATACAGGATACTAACCTGGTGAGGGATATGCAGGATTTTGATAATGGATTTGATGAGGATGAGTGGAGGTATGATGCATAGAGATATATCAGAGATGGCTCGATGGTGGACCCGTCAATCATTTGCAGGAGATAAGGGAGGCTCCTTTAATACCTCCCTATATTTAGAATACTTAAAATGTAAGAACTCATGTA